AGAACCATAATGTTTTCAATTTAAGGGTAGGGTACTTATTCTTCACCTACCCAGTAAGTCAAAACAAAGAATCATTAACTGAATCCAAGCACAAAAATAGGCATTTATATTTAAACAACCAAATCTTTTTATACAATTCTACCAAGTTTGATAATAAATAGTAGGCACTTTTAAAAAATATCAGATAATTGAAGAAAATCTAAAAATAGTTAGATATTTTTTTTGGTTATGTCGGAGTAAAAACCTATCTTTGTAAATGAAAACAAAGCACAGAGGTGTGTGAGTTTTTGGTTAACAATAGGGTAAGGCTGGTGAAGGAAGTAGCCAGCCAAAAGAAAGTTCTTTTACACATATATATAGACTACTTTGGGCAGTGGTTTGTCTAAACTGCAACCGATTTATAATATTTGGGTAAATATTATGCTAAAACTGTTTTTTCATTACAAATCATCTAGTGGTGGGCTAGGATAAAACTCACCAACTATACAGTTCGGCTGCATAACTGTGAAAGCAGTCATTTACCGGAGAGTAATTGTTGTTGTTTATTTGTTTTCAATTCTTACATGATAGAATCTCTCCGGTTTCCTGAATACTAACAGCATTGCTGTAATATATATTGTTTCATTCATTTCTATCGCTCCCAATGAATTTTTTTGTTGGGAGCAACTTTTTTTGTTTTTGCTACTATTTATTATAAAAAGATTTTACAATCTCGAAAATTAATACTATATTTGAAAAGTAATTAAATAACAAATTAAAAACAATTTATCATGTACAGAGTTGAATTAGAAATGAAGAATGGCAGTCAGAGCCACAATTTCAGAACAAGAGAAACAGCAGGTGATTATATCAACAAGCAGTTCAAAAAGTTCTTTAAAAAAGGAAATGTTGTCTTTGTCGAGTGTGGCAGTGAAGAGGATGGCATACATTCGGAAGCATTTGTTGCCGGAACTGATAATGACACATTAAGGATAAAGGTAGAAGTAACAGGGGCAGATACTCTTGAAACATCATTCAAGCAAAAAGTAATGTGCCATACAGTACCACACTTAGCAGGGTTAGCAGATTATCAGCACTACCAATGGGAAGGAGAGGAAGAATGTAATAATTTCCATAAAATGTTTTGTTATTAAGTTTGTCTTTAATCCCCCAATAATACTTGGGGGATTTTTTTAACTATGAACAGAAAAGTACCACACACATCAAGGATAGCCAAGTATAACAACACCAAGATAGAGAATTTGACATCAGGCAGAGCATGGTGCATAGAAGAACATTATCCAATTTGTAGTTTAGTACCGGACAACCCTATGTTCGAAAAGGATTTCAAGGTGACAATTAAAGACATCAGAGAAATCATAGAACATATACTCCCTCAACCATCCATCATTATTCTGGAGGCACATGATGGGAGTAATGTGTCGGTGTATAGAAATAACAATAGAAGGAGTGTCACCCTACAAGCACATTTTGTTTGTGACCCTGCTGCTACCAGAAAAGAGTTTAATGGAACATTGCCTAAAATAAAGCAAATCATAGACACCATCAACACCCAAATACTTGATTATCTGGCAAAAAACAATATGCAACTGACAGTGGATGGGAGAAGGAAATGGAGAACAAAAGCCCAACAATCACACTAGTATGCTGTATTTTGTGCTTATAATTAAAAAACATTATGAGACATTTAACAGAAGAGGAAAAGACAAAGAATGCCATAGAGAGAAATGTGAAAAACTTTATGGATGATGTTAGGGAATTTTTGAAAGAGAAGCAGGGTGGTATAGTACCACCGGAACAGCAGTGCAGTTTACTGTTGCTTGAAACATACTACAGACAATTCCTTCAAATAGACAATGAAATCAAGAATCTTGACAGCATTATAATGGTAGGTAGGTATGGAGCAGTACCATCACCATTACTTGCTTGCAGGGATAAGGCAGCAACACAACTACAACAGCTGATGAAGGAATTGGCCCTGACATTTAAATCCAACATCAAACTTAATCTATCAGAACCTGCCAAGGATGAAAGTCCACTGGCAAAAATCTTAAAAAACAAAGTAGAGACAAGGAGTAGATAATGAAAATCTATGACAAATATATCAAGGATGTACTCTCCGGCAAACAATTAGTTGGGGAACTGATGCTATTGGCTGTTAAGAGGTTTGAAAGGATGAGAAACAATCCTGAAATATATTTTGATGAGGATGAGGTTGATGGTGCAATTGATTTCTTTTCCCAGATGAAACATTTTCTGGGTAAGAGTGCCGGAACTAATTTCATTCTTGAACCTTGGCAGCAGTTCATTGTAGCAGCCATATTAGGGTTAAAATGAAAATCTACCAACACAAGGGTATGCAAGCAGGTATATGTTCAAGTTGCAAGGAAAGCAGGTAAATCAGCATTGATAGCAGCATTGGCCCTGTATATGTTGATAATGGATGGTGAAGAGTCACCACAGATTGCCTGTCTTGCAAACTCCAGAGAGCAAGCCAAAATAATCTTCGAGTATATCACCAAGTTCGGGCAATCAATAGATAGGAAATCAGAAATTATCAAGTATTACCGGAACTACATATACACCAAGTTCAACAATGGTACAGCAAAGGTGTTCTCTGCTGATGCCAGTAAATTGGATGGCTTGAATATATCATTAGGTATCATAGATGAGTTTCATGAACAGAGGGATAGAAGGCTATTCGATGTGATGGCAAGTTCACAGGGCATGCGAGAACAGCCATTAATGATGATTATAACTACTGCTGGATTTAATCTTGAAAGCCCCTGCCATGATACTTTTGAGTTGGCAGTAGAAATACTACATGATGTAAAGCAGGATGATACTTTCTTTCCTTTCATATTCCAGATGGATGCAGATGATGATTGGGAGGATGATAGCAATTGGATAAAGTGTCAACCCAACCTTGGGGTAACAGTCACCAAAGATTACATGAGGGGTGAGTTGCTTAAAGCCAAAAATGATGTCACAGCAGAGGTGGGTGTTAAAACAAAAACTTTTAACATGTGGTGCTCATCCAAATTGGCATGGCTTCCAATGGAACAGGTAGCAAAGAAAATGGCTTATGTGGATTTGGAAGATTTCAGGGGAGAATCATGCTACATAGGTGTTGACTTGTCACAAGTATCAGATATGACTGCATTGAGTGTATTGATACCAAAAGATGGCAAGTACTTTTTCAAAACTTGGACATTTCTACCAGAAGCCAGTTTGGATGGCAATCCCAATGAAGAACTATATAGGAAGTTTATACAGGAAGGGAGTTTGATTATTACACCGGGCAATGTGGTTGATTACTCTTATATCACCAAAATGATTGTTGACATTAATGACATACTGACAATAGAGGAGATTGGTTTCGACAAATGGAATGCAACACAGTGAGCAATACAAGTAACAGAACTTGGCTTCAACATGACACCTTTTGCACAGGGGGTAGGTAACTTTAACCAATGCACCAAAGAGGCAGAGAGGATGATTAAAGAGGAAGGTAATACTGTTGTGATTGATAAGTCAGCCAATATCCTATGGCAGTTTGGAAACTGTGAACTTAAGATAGATTATAATGGCAATATCAAACCCACAAAAACAAATGCAAGCAGTAGCCGGAAAATAGATGGGGTGATTGCCATGCTTACAGCACTTGGTACATACCTCAAAAACCCTAATAATGGTGACTATGACATATTTGCTTTATAGTACCAAATATCGGTACTAATCAGTTAACTATACTGATAGTAAGTGGATAGATAATCCCGGCGGAATCACCAAAGAATAAAAATCTTTCATTTGAAGCACCTCTGTAGCAGATATATGTTGCAGGGGTGTTTTATTTTGTCTATATTTGCAGGAGAAAATAGCAGTACCAATATTTTGAAATATCAGTACCTATGGAATACAACACTTATGCTGTTCGATTTGAATGCAAGTCAAGCAAGGCAAACAAGGATGGTTTAGCACCTATTTGTATTGTTATCACAGTCAACAAAAAGTACACTATCATCCAAACAAGACAGAGACAGAAGCCAGAAGATTTCAAGAAACTCTACAATTCCCGAATTGCAAATCCGGTAAGAACTTTCTGTGACAATGAAAGGGGTAAGATACAGGAAATCTACTCTACACTACTTACCATGCCTTCAATAACAATAACAGCAAAACTGTTGAAAGAGTGTTATGTCAATGGCATAGAGGCAACCCTATCTAACAAGCCCCTGCTGAAAAATGTAACACTCCGGCATATGTTCAATCTGTTCAGAGATTTCAAGAGTGTTGAAAATGTACTTCCAAGCACATTCAAAAAATATGAGTTTGCCTTTGAAATTTTCCTTGAACTGACAGGACATAAGGATACTGAACCTGCCTCTGTCATAAAATTGAATGATATGCAGGTGTTCGAAGCCAAATGTTATAATGTCAAGCACTACCATGAAACCACAGCCAAGAAGAAAATGAAACTGGTAAGAAGTATCTTCAACTATGGTGCATCAATTAAACTAATCGAAAATCCTTTTGGTATGCTGATAATAGGAAGGGGTGAGAAGGAAGAGCCAACACAATACCTGACATATGAAGAAATACAGAAAGTAAGGAAAGCAGATATTAGGAGTGACAGATTATGCAAGGTAAGGGATTTGTTTTTATTCCAGTGTTTTACCGGACTGAACATATCGGACATATCCATATTGAAACCAGAGGATATTAAGTTCAATGGTGAACAATACTACATCCAGAAAGAAAGATTCAAGCATGGTAAGTTTAATAAGAAGTATGTCTATACAGCAGTGCTATTCGAGGATGCAGTTGAAATCAACAAAGTATATCAGGGACACATACCCTACATATCAACCCAGAAATACAATGCCTACCTACCAGAAGTAATGGAGGCAGCAGGGATAAAGAAACATATCACCACCAAATGTGGCAGAACCTCTTATGCTAATTACCTGTATAATCATCTTCATATTGACATACCCATTATCAGTAAAATGATGGGACATCACAGTGTCAAGCAGACAGAAGAATACCTGACTATATTCAATGAAACTGTATTCGAAGCAGTGTCAAATAAAGGCATAAAGCATGAGGGTACATTGATAGACACCATCAAATCCATCTACCCAGAACTTGCCGGAACAAAAATATAGGCAGATATACTCTACCTGCCTATTACTCTACATCAATCTGCATCAAAGTCACCTTTTCTTTTTCTCCCCCTAGTTTCTTGGCTCCCATCGGCTTTCAAACCTTGAATCCTGAAATGAGCATCAAACTCTTGGGGTGTAATGGTAATCGGCTGGATGGTTGATTTAAGAAGCAATCTTGCCAACTCCCTGCATATGGCAGTCATGGGGTAATTCTCCATGATGTGGGTGGTTAATTCATCCTCGGTAATGGCCCTGTTCTTAATAGCATTGGCTATTGTTCTGTCTTTGACTATCATAGTTTTTTGTTATTTTCTGCAAATATAAAAAATAAAAATCATAGATGCAAATAAAAAACAAGGGAATGAGATTTCACATCTGATTCCCTTGAAAACCATAAAAAAAATTTCAATATGAACCTTTTAATCAATGAACCTTTTTAATCAACCATAGGCATACTATTTTTAGTTAGACAATTAATCACCAAGCCAGATGATGTTAAAGTTCTCGCCCAAATAACCCTGATAAAACTCAATTATCTCCATCAATCTATCCATCAAATCATCATGAGTCATTTCCTTTGTTGTTTCAAAGCCCTTAACCTCATTATTATCAAGATAGAAACCACCTCTAAATGTTTCTTCCGGTAAATTAATCCTTAATTCGAATTGGGTATCTTCCTTTTTATCACTAAGGCTGATGTTCATGATTCGAATACTACCCTTTTCGGCTTGCTTCTCTTTTGATAGAAGATTATATAAGTGCTTTGCAGTGCCAATGCACTCATCAATTTTTTTAATTAAATCTTTGTTTTCCATTCTATATATTATTTTTTTATTTTCAAAATTAAGGGGCTACTCTACATAGGTATTTCACCCCATTGACAAAAAGAAGAACCAACAATTTGTTCAGGGATGCTGGGAACCTGTATGTCTGCCTCCTTGTCAGAAGGACTTTAAAATAATCTCCCGGCACATATCTCACTCTACCTTGCACTACTCTACCTCCACTAAATATTTTTTCTTGATGGTTTCACTATCCCAATGAAACAGGCATCATCCCTTTTTATTAAACAACAATAAGTATCACATACCTGTTCTTTAATACCCTTTCCATGTGCAAGTCTGTATTTATCTCTATAATATGCTAAATTAAGAATAGCAGTATCCTCATTGCAAGTTTTAGTAAATCCCCTAAACTTTCCTTTGTTTATGTAGGTTATATTTAGAACCCAATCACTATTATCACCAATTTCCATATTACTCCTCCTCCAATTTTTCTTGCAGATAGATGACAATATCCTCTACCATTTGTTTAAGAGCATAATCTGCACCACCTTTCAGAATATCATAGTAGTCATATTCAGACAGATAAGGCCACAACTCGAATGTTTCATCATCAATTTCAACTTTAAAGTCAAAGATGTTTCCACCATCCCAGTGGGTTTGCATTTCAAAGCCACAGACATCAACACTATCATCTTCACCCCGAATAATAGTTTCAAGGCCCTGCCATACCTGTTTTTCCATTTCTTTATCCTCCACTCTTACAATTTCAAGTTCAACACCGGAAAGATGATGGTTCTCAATAATATCCGACACCTCTTGCATACTATCACAGTACTTTTTACCGGAAGGGGTGATAGTAACATCCCCATCAGAACAATGTGCAATAACTAAAAACTTTTTCATAATTATGCCTCCTTCTCAATTAGACCCTGTTCATACAGTTTCTCATCCATCTTCTCAACCATTGACTGAATAGCAAAACTTTTGATAAAATCAGGGGTAATATTTAAAGAATCAAGTTCCAT